GGCGCTTTTCGGCACGCCGTCCTACGCCTTCCCGCTCAAGGACGGCGCGGCACTCATGGGCGACCTGGAACTGGCGTTGTTCGCCGCTGTAGCCGGACGCGGATTTCCGGAATTTTGACACGAGCAATCGGAATTTCGGAAATTCCAGTGATGCTGTCAAAACAATCTCAAAGCGGCTGCTCGCTTTCATTCTAATTCAGGTCTTGCCGTCCTCCGGCGCTTCGACGTCGATCGTCGTCATGTAGGTTTCCTGATAGACGTGATCGACGCCGGCGCAGCGCCAGAGCCCGGTTACCTCCGGCCGCCAGCCTGTTGTTCTGATGGGCGCGTCGGCCATGACGTCCGGGCGGCCTGCCAGCGTGATGGAACCGGAGCCTGTAGCGCGACCGAGACGTCCGCTCTCGGAAGAGGCGGCAAGCTTGGCCTCTTCCTGTGTCGCGAAGATCCTTCGAAGCCGCTTCACACCTCCCTCAAGCCCGGTGCTTTGCTGCTCAAAGATGAGCGTATTGGACTTTCGGTCGTACCATCCGGCCTCCGCCTTGCCATAGAGCGGCCGGGGCTCGACGTCGAATCGCCAGCTCTCGCATTCGCTCTTGTCGATGGTCACGGGGCTGAGGAAACCGTGCTTGACCAGGATGAACTTCTTGCCCTTGGGGGCGAAGAAGCCGCCCACCCTGTCGGCCAGTCGGGTCAGAAAATCAGTCGCACCCTGCTCATAGCGGGCAATATAGGGGATCGCGATCGCGGCCAGTTCGTCATCGACCTTTGCCTCGAAACCGTGCCGCTTTGCCAGATCGCTGACGATGGCTCCGACTGTCGTGTCGTCAAAGTGCTCCGAGAGCGGCTCTTTCACGTCCGAGCGCATGTCGGCGGAACGACCGGAGATATCGATGAACTCGCCGCCATCGCCGCCCTCGATGCCGGTCTTTTCGACGACGAACACGCCCATTTTCTGGGCGCCAGTATCCCGATAGCCGAAGCGCGCCGTAACGATCGCGCCCTTTTCGGGCATCTCGATATCGTTGCCTTCGTCGTCGAACCGCAGGTCGATCCTGTCCGCCTCCTGGCCCGGTTCGTCCCGAATGGTGGCAGAGACCAGGCGCGAATAGAAATCCGTGCTGACCGGTTTTCCGTTCACGTCGACTTCGATGAAGGGATAGAGGCCCATCAGTCCCACAGCCTCCTGGTTTGCGGACCGGAAGAGACCACCTCGAATTCAGGCAGAATGACCGTTGCACCGAAGGGCAATAGTATTGTTGGGACAAGGTGCGCATTGGCGATTGCTGTCGCCTCGACATAGCCCGTCACGCGGGCGGCCGAATCGCGGTCTTTGAGTACTTTCATCAAATGCCAGAAGCAGATCAGTTCCAGGGTGACGTCTTCCTGCTCGACCCGGACGATGGCGGAGGGGATGGTGACCTGCATCAGAACAACCCGATCGGCTTGCCGGTAACTCCGGCGGGTGCCAGCTCGATATCGTAGCCGAGGCGCCGTCCATGACCGTCCCGGTTGATCGAACTCTGCTGGTCACGAATCGATAGAATGACGACACGGCCATAGATCCGCGCCGCTGTGCCGCTGCCCTTCCAGCCGACCATGGTCACGGGGCGCGCCTTCAGCTGGGTATCGCGCAGAGCCTCGAATTCGTCACGGCCGCCAATCTCGTCAGGATACAGCATGCCCGAGATCCGGATTGGGTCCTCTCCATACCCGGTCATCTGACGGCCCGGGCGTGCACCGAACCGTGAAATCGCCGGCCATTTGACTGTCGTCTCGCGGTCGATTGCCTGGAAGTTCAGGGGCTCGATCTCGAAGAGGTGAGGCCCAAGGGCGAGCAAGGCCATTATTCAGTCCCTCCGTGAAGCGCACCGGTCTTGGAATTGGAAATGGCCGTCGCGACGCCGCCGCCCGATCGGCGGGCGCCCTGCGCCGCCTGTTGGATCGATGAGGCCGCTGCCCGGATATCGCTGGCCGCCGCAGTCAGCGCCTTGGCTGCCTCCCTGCCACCTTCCGCGACAGCACGTCCACCTTCCTTCCCGCCTGTCGCCACTTCGTCACCGGCAAGCCCAAGTGCGCTTTTGACGTTCGACCAGAGGCTGCCGCCATCGCCTGCCGCGGGTGGCGGGCTATTGCCGGTGATGTCGCCAACAAATCCAGACGTTTTCTGCTCGCCGGTATCGTTCCACCACTGGCCAACCTTGTCGGCGCCGTCGCCGATCGCACCGGCCGCCTGTCCGCCCTTTTCCATCAGCCACTTCAGCCATGCGGGTGGCTCTGGCCATTCGATTTCGAGGGCAAACTTGAAGAGGTCCTGGATTGGCGTGATCCAGGAAGCGATGAATTCCGCTATGCCATCGATCAGGCTTTGCGCCAGCCGCTGTCCAGCCGAGAACATCGCGGCCTGTTCGGCATCGGAAAGCTGTTCCTGGGAGAAGAACGAACCGAGCCACGTCCAGAACGCGGAAAGGGCCGATCGGGCGCCTTCAATAAGGCCCGAGAAGTCAAAGGCGTTTGCGATCGCAGCCTTGAAAGCCGCAACGTTTTCGTCCGAGAGGCCCAGCATGCGTGCGATGGCACTCGCCACCTTGTCCGCATGGCGGCCTACCGTGTCTATGAGGCCGCCCAGGGCGCCGGCGATGGTCGAGCCGAAGCCGGACGCGAAGGACGAAATTCGGTCCCAGTATTTCCAAATGGCGAAGCCCGCCGCGACGATGGCCGCAACCACGGCCCATACCGGAGCGGTAACGGCAGCGAGCGCCGAGGCTATTCCAGCGGCGGCGGTCACAACAAAGCCGAAAGATGCCGCAAGAACGCGCCCCACGATGGACAAGACCCGCCAACCCACGGCTATGTTTCGGCCCGTACTGTCGACCTTGAGAAACATGGAGGCGACCTGGATCATTGGCATTCGGATCGTGGCGACCGCAAAGGCGAGTAGCCGCCATGCGATCAGGCTGGCCATGATGGCAGCCGTCACCTGCACAATGGTGGACATCAGCTCGGGATTGGCATCCGCGAAGGCCGCGACCTGGTCGACGACGGCGCCAACCTTGTCGACCATCGCGTTGAATGCGGGCAAGAGCCGATCGCCGATGATGATCGATAGCCGTTCGAGCTTGTTGCGGAACAGCTCCCACTTCTTCTCCGAGCCTTCCGCCTGCTTTGCGGCTTCCTCCGCGGCTGAGCCCGCATAATCGGCGCCATTGGTTACCAGTTCGAATGCTTTGGCGAGCAGCTCCGGATTTCCGAGAAACTTTGCAAAGTCATCGGAAAAGTCCTGGCCCACCAGGGCAATCAGCGCTTCCATGCCCTTCGGGCTCTTGGCCATCGTCTTGAAAAGGTCTTCGAGCGCGGCCGGGCCATCCTCAGCCAGTGCCTTCTGGAATGCCTTTCGGCTCATGCCGATCGACTTGAAGGCCTTTTCTACCTGCTTGCCGCCGGCGACGACACGGTTGGAAAGCGCGGAAAGGCCACGCGCGGCTGTTTCGGGCGCGATGCCGGCCGCGATCATCGCGGCCCCGACAGCGGACATCTGGACCGCGGTTAGATGGAGGGTTCCTGCCGCGCCAGAAGCCCTGTTTGCGAAATCGGTGATCTCACTCGCCTTGGCGGCCATATTGTTCGACAGGTGGTTCGTCGCATCACCAAGTTCCTCAATGCCTGTCTGGTTAAGCCTGTAGACGTTACGCAGCTTGGCAAAACGTTCGCCTATCTCCGCACCCGCCATGTCGAAGGCGACGGCCGCCTTGGCCACGTAAAGCGAGAATGCTTCGAGCTCTTCCTGCGGTACGCCGCCCTGCGCCGCCTCCGACATTAGATCGAGAAGGCTGTTGGCCGCGATCGGCACCATGGCGCTGGTGTCCAGCGCAAACTTCCTGAGCTGCATCAGACGTGAATGGGTGACGTCCAGGACCTTGTCGAGTCCACGCATCGACTGGTCGAAACGGCCGGCCTGAATAATTGGAGCAGCCAGCGTCATTGCCATGCCGAACGCCCCGAGAAGACGGCCGCGCGCCTTTTGAAGCGCCGCTTCCGCGTTCTTCGTCGCCTGCTCGATGTTCTCGACGGAAAAGCCCTGACGGATTGAACCGGCAAAAGCGTTGCCGAATTCACGTCCCACATCGCCGATCTTGCGCAAGCGATCGGCAATGGTCGCGGCTGGTGCCGAGGCTTGGTCGATCAACCTGATTATCAGCGAGACATCCATCTCAGTCGTTTGCTCCCGAGGGGATGAGGCCGGCCATTCTGTCGGTCAGCCGAACGGTATGGGCGTGGAGCGCGACGGCTTCCCGCCAGTCCAGTTCGTCGATCGCGCCCGGCGCTATTCGGCCGACGACTGCGAGATCGAAAGCAATAGGCCAGACGCCTTGGACTGGAGTTCCGGAAAAAAACCCCCGAACCCCATCAGGACCTTCGGCAGATCGGCAAGGTCGATATCGTCGATGACCGCCTTGTCCTCGCCGCTCATGTCGGCGATCAGCGCAGTCAGCTCTTCGAGCGCATCCGTCGTCAGAATGCGGCGCAGGGCATCGCCGATCAGGCGTCGCCCGACTTCCTTCTTCTGGCCTTCATCCTTGGACCCCAGGGCGTCCATTGCCGTGTCGTCGCCGAAGACGAGGTCGATGAGATCGGGGCCAATCAGGATGGCCAGGCGCTTGGTGTGGCGCGTCTTGGGGCGGCAAAGCGTGATCGTTGACCGTTCGGCATTCCTGCCGTCCGCGCCTGAGACTGTAACGGGCACGGAGAGTGGAATGTCGATCTTGGTAATGGGAGCCTTGGACATGATGCAGGACCTTTAGGAGAACAGGATCTGGGTGCGGGCCGTGTTGACCTGCTCGAAGTTCATCACCTGCCAACCACCAAGCTTGAAGGAGTAGCGGTACATGACACGCCCGTCCCAATATTCGGTGTAGTCCCAGATGCCCTTGACCTCATTGTCATAGCCAACGGCCTTTCCCGCGGTCATTTCCTGACCTTCGATCTTGGCGAGACGCCCGCGAATATCGACCGCGTGCTCGTGGTTCGAGCCGTCCTCCTCATCGATGACGAGCTTCTTGCCGGTAAAGGCGCGGCGCAGGCCGGGCGGGCCGCCATAGAGAGCCATGACGGACGGGCTGTGGGTCTTGAGCTTGAACGGGAGCGCAAAGGCCTTGGTGCCCAGACCGGTGATATCAATTTCGACGTCGCCGCCGCCAGGCATGAAGCTCTCGGTCATCTCCTCCATGGTGGGGAGTTTCATGGCCTCGATCTCGAGAGCCAGATTGGTGTTGTCATCAACGACAAGGGTAAAGCCGCGGAGTATACGCATAGGATCGTCCTCTCAAGCCGCCATGTAGCTGGCGATGGTGCCGCTGAACTCGACGCTGATACGCCGCTGGATGTCGGATGCGAGGTTGTCAAAGTAAGCCTCGTTGCGGCGAGCGCCGAAGACCAGGTCTTCAAGCGGCGGTGCAGCTTCGGCGTCAAACTCGATCCGTAACTTGCCAGCACGCATATTGCTGTTGCTGTTCATGTCACGATCCCAATAGACGCTGCCGCCGAGGATAGCGCCGATCGCCTTCATGTCATCGAGCAGATCCTGAAGGCTGCGCATGACCGCAATGACATGCTGCGCACTCATGTTCTCGTCGTTCGCCCAGGGCCGGAACCCGGTAATGATCGCCTTCTCCAGCGTCGCATGGGTGCGCACCACGTTGACGAACTGCCAGATCGGATCAATTGCCGCGGTTCGGTTGCCCCAAAGGATGCGGCCATTGGCGGAAAAGGCGCCGCCCTTGCCCTGAACCACGCGGTTCGGGATGAAGGTGGCGATGCCCTCGGCATTGAGCAAGTTTGCCTCGTGGGCGATCTCGCCGTCGAAGAAGCTGATCGGCCGCGCCGTGCCGAGAACGCCCAGCACCTCCTGGTTTGAGGGTGACCAGTAGGGACCACCCTTCATGAAATCCTTTTTCACGAACATGGCGGCCGCAAAGGGCGAAGCGGGTTTGGCTACGATCGAACCGCCCTGGCTGACCCGCACGTACGGATCCACCAGATAGGCATAGCGGCTTGAGAAATCGGCGCGGTAGGCAAGGCTCGCCTCGCTGTTCGGACCGCCGGTATCATAGACGGCAACGGCCTTCAGCGCGGCTGAGACCTGGTCGACCGCATCGGCGTAGGGGTTTTTTGCATCCTCGACGCGGCCGGCCGCGCGACCGCCCGCAACGATTACATCCGGTGCCCGGCCGACATGGCCCTCGGCATAGCGCAACGCGTGAATGCCGGTCATCGAGGCGGCGGAACCGATCAAGCTGGTGCGTTCCGCCGTAGCCTTCTCGACCGGGTCCGAGGCTTCGGAATGAGCAACCCTCGAAGCGACAATGCAGCCCTCAACGCCCTGCGCCTTGATGGCGTTGACCAGGTCAAGCGCCTGGTTACCGAGGCCCGTGCCGAGCGCGGCGATCTTGTCCGTCTCGTGGGTGTAGAACAGGACCGGCTCGCTATCCGGCGGAAAGACGTCGTCATCGGCCGTTTCGTCGATGAAGTTGATGCCGACCACTGTGCCATCGGCGGCCTCCAGCGGGCGCGAGGTCGAACCGGCGTCGATGACGCGTGTGCCGTGATTGAAGTCGAGTGCGGGCATGAAGGGTCTCCGAAGCCGTATTAAGCGGTCTTCGAAACCCTATCGAGCGGTGGAGAAAAGAAGCCCCTGACACTGTCATGGGTCGCTGATCGCAGAGCCGGGCGTTTCCTCAATGCTTACCACCGACAGGCCACACGGGCAACAAACGGATCTAGCAGCGTCCCGTCACTTCCTGCCTTAGCCGGTGGAGGTCGTCATTAACCAACTCGGCCGCCTGCGCCCATCGTCCTGCCGGATCAGAGCCCCCGAGCTCGCGCAGCATAGAGATTACTTGCTCCGCGTTTTCAATGTGCTTTCGCAATTCGGCACAGCTCTGCTTATCAAGCGGTTTTGTCATCTGGCGCTCCTATCGTTCCTGCAAGGATCAGCCAAACGAGATAAAATAAAATGAATAGTCTACAGCCCGAGCGCCCACACCCACAGGTCATCGACCTGCTCGGGTGGCAGCTCCATCGCCGCGGCGACCTGAGCCAGCAGTCAGACTCGACTCTGCCGACAGATTCAGCGACCGTGAAATGGTCTGAAGTAAGGGAGCTGGAAATCAATGGAAAATTCTCAGATGCAAATCCTCAAAGCGGCCCTTGCCGCCGTCGAGGGACAAAAAAACATTCTGGAGAGCGTGCGAACGCTTGCTGCTGAGCAATCCAAACGGGAACTTGAACTGGCGGGCCTGATAGGCGTCGCAATCGGCGACATGTCAAAGACGAGCGACGAGAGAAACATCCTGGTGCTGGTTCTGGAGAAGCACCTCGCAAACAGGAAGGAAGCCGGTGCTACCGCAGGTGAACTTGTATCCGCCGAAGCAGTTCTATCTGCTCTTCGACTGAGGCTATAAGCGGGTCGAGAACGAGGTCGATCCGACGGATGGCGGCCGTTGCATATCGTTGCATAATGAGTTAAGTCGGAACCGACTTCCGACTTAAATTTGGATTTTCGCCCCGTTTTGGGCCCGCTTACGCTCGGCAACGTCGAACCCTTGAAGAAGGGAGGATCGTTATTTTTCAAACCCTTGAAGAAGCCTTGAAGGAATTTCGAGCTTTTCTGAAGCTCGCCTCGAAGCTTTGGTCGACCGCCGCCGCCTCGCCGCGTTAGGGGCTTCACGGGCCGCAGCTGGTGTCAAACCCTGCTTCTTCGCATGCCCGTGCCGGAATGCGAATTGCCTTTGAAAATCAGTTCATTGACACGAAATGACGGCTTTTGACGGAAATGGACGGCTATTCCGAATACCGGTGTCAAACAACAGCCGCCAAGATCGGCGCCTATGCCCAGGGCTTTGCCGTCATGGCCGAAGCCTCGCGCGAGTTCGGCTGGTCGCTGCCCATGCCGACCATCGCCCGCATTTGGCGCGCCGGTTGCATCATCCGCTCGCAGTTCCTC